CCTGGTCTCCAGCATCGCCAGCGTCGAGATAGTCGTCCACCCCGTCGAATGCGACGCCCACTCCAGTCGCCCCGCCGTCGTGCCGCCAATAGGTCGGGGCGGTGCCGGGAGAGCCGGACGCGGTGAACTGCGTCGCGCCGCACGCGCCGTCGCGGAAGTCGCCTCGGCAGTCGACGAGCGGCTGTGGCGCGTCGGCTGGTACCGCCCAGTCGCCACCCGTCGAGCCGAACGAGTAGCGCGCGGCGACCACCTGCGGAGCCGGCGACGTGCTCGTGGAGGTCGACGGAGTACCGAGCCCAGCGAGCAGAGCGACGAGCAGGAGCGCGCTCATCTCAGACCTCGGTGAGCGGCGAGAAGTAGATCGCGCCGGTGCCGGCCGCAGTGATCGCGTGGACCACTGGAGCGGTGTCTCCAGTCTTGGCGAAGCACATCTCCTCGGGGACTCTAGCGAGAAGCGGCGCGCTCGCCCCGGTCGTCACGGCCGCGGCGCCGACGCGCAGGTAGCAGTCTGCTGTCGAGACGACTCGGTAGCGCTGGCCGGCGACGAGCGTTGTCGATGCGTCCGAGGTCGAGACCGAGAGTGTCGTGGTTGCCTCGCGCCCGAGCAGTTCGTTGAAGCGAATGACCGACATGCGTCCCTCCGGTGGCGCGCGCCTGTGAGTGGCGTTCGGCGCCTACGGAGAGAGTGGCCCTTACGCTTCGACGCCCGGCAGGACGCTTGCACTACAGGCAGCCAGGCGCGACACTGAGAGACCGGAGGGACGCATGCGCACGGCACTGGCGATGATGGCTGCGGCAGCACTGGTTGGGTGCGGAGCAGAGATTGAGGACCAGCAGGAGCAGCCCGAGTTTGCTGATGCCTCAGTCGAGCAGCAGCCCGACTCCAGCACCGTCGAGCCGATCACTGTCTCGATCACGAGCGCCGTTGGCAGCGTTCCTGAGATGGGCGGCGCCAACTACCAGATCGACGTTTCTGTCCGAGCCAGCAAGCAGGTCGCTTGCACGGCCTTAATCGCATGCGATGGCTCAGAGATTGTGCGCGATGGCTTGATCATCTGGGACGGAAACGCGACCACGCGGTTCTACCTGCATGATGGAGTTCCTGCCTGCTCGTCTCGTACCATCGGCATCGAGTGTCCAGGCGGCAGCGCCAATGCGCAGTGGACGGCGCTTTAGGTCGGCTGCAGCACGAACTCTGCGGACGGCGCCGACGCATTGCCGCTGCTGTCTCGCACAATCACTCGGCCGTAGTACGTTCCGGAAGAGAGCACGACATACAGAGTCGAGCTATTCGCGCGCTGCTTGAAGTTCGTGGCGTTTGGAGTTAGCCCAGCCGAACTCGAAACGAACAACTCGACGCTTTCAGTTGTCGGCCACCGGCTATCAATCTCGACAACACACGCGCCGATGCTGTTCGTAACCGATACTGTCGGCGCAGGCGTAGGCGCCGTGCCGTTCTGCGGCGCAACTCCTGGCGCACTAATGCGTCTCTTCCAACGACGAAACCCGCCGCTAGGTCGCTGCCTGGTCTGCAGCGTTGTTTTCGCTGAATCCATCGATACCGAGTGGCGATACCCAACCACCGCAAACGTCTGATCAACGTCGTAGTGCACTCCGTTCGCGCTAAACGTGTAGCGATCATCCAGCTCAACGAACGGAAACGTGCGCATTGAAACTGACTGCTCCGCGAGCGGGTCTTTCAGGTCGGACAGCACGGCAGCAGCAAGCGCAGCAGCCTCGGCAGGAGAGTCGATGAGGCTCGAGCTTGCCTCTGCGACCTCGCACCACTGCTCTCCATATGCAGCGATTGACGTTGCATCGGATGCAGACTCGGTGCGCCTCGGATAGTCCAATCCATTGATTGGATCGCTGGTCATGTCCGAGTAGACGCAATCAACCGAGTTCCGCAGGTCGGTCAGAGAGCGACCGATCGCGTCGATAGAGTCGTATGCATCAGTTGTGATCGTCCTGTCCACGGCCGATTTAGAGCGGTCAGTAGCATACAGCGTCGGCAGGAACGCAGACGCGCTGGAGCTCCACTTGTACCGAAACGACCAGCCAATCTGTCCAGACAGCGTATCGAGAGCAGACAGCAGAGAGACCTTCTGTTGCTGGTACTGGCCGACGACCCAACCGGGAGACGACGGAACGGATAGATCTGAGACTGCGCACCAGTCGCGCAGCAGCATGTCGATCAGATCCTCAATCTGAACCCTCCCTGCAAACGGCGAATACACAGGGACAAATAGCGCCTCCCACGCGGCCGTTCCATCGGGCGCATAAGCCACGGAAATGTTCGCACTTACGCGAACCAGTGCCCACAATCCAGCAAGCATCACATTGCTCGTGTTGTTGGTCGCAGTCAGTCCATGTGTTCCGGTCAATGTGTTGATCGCACTCGTCAACCCTGCGCAGATTTCAGCGACAGTGGCAGACGAATCGCTCGTGTAGTCGCAATTGGTTCCACCAATCGCAACTCGATAGAGAGTGCTGTTCTGCGCCACCGGTATGATCTGCCATCCAGTCGGCGATCCGTTCGACCACCCAATGATCGACGGAGAGTCAGGTGACGTAGTTCCTGCCGTCGTGCATCGGTAGGCTCCGAGGTATCCAGAGCCAGTCTCAACGGCAACAATATCGCCCACAGACACATCGCTGCTCGGCTCCCACATCGAAGCTCCATACTTCGAAGGAAGCAATCCCATGCACTTCCACGTCAGCGTTCCATCTGAAACGGTTGAGCCTCGAGTTGTTGGCCACGTAGGCTCGCTTGCTCCAGTTGTTCCTCCATCATCATCGAACAGGCAGTAGGCGTAGCCGTTCGCGACAGTTGGACGAATGGCTCCGGTCCTTGCGCCATCTGGCCAAATGTCCTCAAAGTCAGTGTTCGCAGTCCACACTGGCGCTCGGTGATAGTTCGGCATGCACGGGTAGACCAGCTCTCGCTTGATGAACGAGCGCGCGAGCTTGGATCCCAGATCCGAGCACTGGAGCTGCATTTCGTCGCTATCGAAATCGATGCTCTCAACGCACCCGCGGAATGCCTCGAACCAATCTGCCGACACGGGCGTCGCGTAGCTCGGCTTGACGGCCACTTCGATCTTGATCTCTCTCCCAATGTCGACGAGCGGCGAGTAGCTCCCTGTCAACAGGTTGAGCTTGCTCGCCTCAATCATCGGCGACAGCGAGAGGCGCTGCGCATCTCGCACAAGCGAGACGTTTGCATCGGCCATCAGCTGATCGACGCCCTCTCCCCAGTCCGCGCCGATGAGCCAGTCGCGCCCATCAAGCGATGTCATGTTTCGCCACGTCCCGCCGGAGTCCTTGATCTGGACTCGAACATGGGTCGAGTAGTTGCCGGCGAGCACCTTCTCTTGAGCCGCAGAGATCGCGCGCATTAGACCTCCTCAAGCTCTACGGAAAGCCGCCACAGCAGACCGCTCGCCGTCTCGACATGCTCGCGCACGTTGACCTCTCCGCGCATGGAGACAACGCCTCCAATCGCATCGCCAGTCACGAGCAGGCTACTACTCAGCGGCAGCCCGAACGCGCGCATCTGCGCAGGCCACGTCGACGGCACCACAGCGGGCAGCGCGAACACGTCGTCGGCGTAGTACGTCTCGTCGTAGAGCTCGTCCTCGTCGAGCAGTAGAATTCCCGACGTGACCTGACCTCGGTACTCATGCGACGGATTCACGACGGCGTCTACGTACTCGGCCCCGGCGCTCGTCTTGATGATGTGCTTGAAGGCAGCGTTGCTGGCGTTGTAGTGCCAGTAGGCGACCGTCCACGACGACCAGCCAGACCCGAGCACCCAGTACGCGTAGTTCGTGCCCCCTGCGCTATACGGCACCTGTAGCGAGTAGAGGCCGAATTTCGCGTTGCCGAGGTAGCGCGGAGCGGAGCCCACAACGACCGCAGCATGTCCCTGGGCCGAGTAGGTATCGCTCTCGAATGTCCAGCTCGCGAACTGCCGCGTGAGCAGCGCCTCCCAGGCGTCAGCATCGGCAGCTGACATTGGCGCAGTATCGAACGCGAACGCCCGCTTGCGCGCGCGGTACGAGTCCCATGCGACGCCAGAGAACGAGCGGCCCGCCGCGCCGATCTTCACGACGGAGCGCTTGAACGAGTCGCGCGAGATCGGAAGATCGATCCCGTTCACGGAGAGCATCGGCATTGGTCACCCCGAGACAGGCGCGGCGGCAGGCTCAAGGTAGCCGTCGCGCTGCATGCGCCGCTTGATCTGTCGCCACTGCGCATCCGGGTCGCTCGACTGGATGTTGATCGTGACGTTGTTCGTCGTGGCTCCTGCACCCTGCAACTCGCCGAGCGCGGTCGTCGCATTGAACCGCGCGAGCGCGATCTTGTATCCGCTCGGCAGATTGGTCAGCGACTCGGAGAACTCGCGCATCTGCCCAGCCGCCGTGCTCGCCGCATTTCCTAGATCCGCAACCGGATCTGCAGCGGTCTTGTACTTGAAGAGATCGGTGCCCCATGCGTTCTTGAAGTCATCCCATGCCTGCTGCGCAGCCTGCCTGCTTGACTCAGCGTCCATCTTCTGGTCGCGCAGCCAGTCGGCGAACTTCCCGAGGCCAGGGATGTGGTCGACGACATTCGCGATTGCGTCGAAGATCTTGTTTGTAACCGTCTTGATTCCGTAGATCACCCAGTTGACGGCACTCACGAGCAGCTTGAGAACTGCCGCAACCGCGTTGAACACGATTGCTGCGGACCACAGCGATGGTTCAAGCGCCTCAAGGATTGGAGTGATTATCTCACCGACAACGGAGAGCACATTGGACAACGGAGCGATGCTGTTTCCAAGCCATTCTGAAAGCGATCCGAGAACTCCGTTGAGAGACTCGACCACCTTCTGAAACCCTTGGCTCTGCGTGAGCAGTCCAATCAGAGCTCCTATAACAGCGCCCCACGGACCGTACTGCGACCCCTGAGAAGCACCCTGTATCGCGGCCCCAGAGTATTGACCCTGAGACGCGGCGCTCTTGAACTGGTCAGTGGCGTATCCGCCAAGACCGCGCTGTGCATAGATTCGGTCAAGCTCAGCCTCGCTCAGCGTTGTCGCATGACCTGCTCCAGCTACTGAAACACCGCCAATTCTATTGGACGTTGTCGAGTAGGCGCGCTCTGTCTGCCTTGCGAGCGCATCGCTAAACGAATCTCGCGCGTCAAGCTCGCGCAGCGCTGCCTTTTCAACCTCATCAGCGTACCGCTTGCGCGCCTCGGCCTCTTCGCGCATCGCCTTGTCTGCAAGTTTCCATCGCTCTAGCAGTCGCTTCTGCGCGGCCTCGTTGCTCTCTGGAATCGCATCCATCACGCGCCCCATGAGGTCTTTCAGCAGCGGCCCGCCAAGCTCATTCCAGCTCTGCTTGATGTTGTCGAACGCTGTTTTGAATCCATCCACGGCAACGTTCTTCACGTCCTCGATGATGCCTGGCGCGGCGCTACGCAGGTCCGCGAGCACTTCCTTTCCACTGCGGCTCTTGCTCGGAGCGATCGAGGCGGACGCGCGCGACAGCCACTTGGACGCACCATCGCCAATAACGCTAGACAGCGCGCCGGCAACCTTGGATGCGTAGGACATGACGGACGACAGCGCCGACAGGATCGAGTCCTTGACGCCGTTAAATGCGTCAATCCAGAACTCGGCCGCGGTGTTCAGTGCGTCTGTTACGAACTCCCAGGTGTCGGCCGCGATCTCGCGGATGCCGCCAAGGTTCTCTTGCCAGGCAAGCTTGAGCGCTCCGCCTAGCAGAATTAGCCCTGCGACCGCAGCGATTGCTGCGAGCAGCGGAACAGAGATCGCACCAGCCGCAACGGACACAACGGAGAACACGCCGGACAGGCCCTTAAGAGATGTCTCGAGCCCCTTGATCTTGCCATCGCTCAGGCCCAGCGAATTGGCGAACTCGCGTGCCTGCGGAATGCCGTTCTCGCCAAACACCTTGGCGATCGACTCGGCGATCTGGTTGAGATTGCCAGCAACGCGACTGGCCGCGGTTGAGACTCCGCCGAACGCAGCGTCAAAGGACTTTCGGAGCGACTTGGCTTCCTCGGCGAGCTTCTGCGTCTCCCTGAAAGCCTTGTCGAACTCCTTCTTCAGCGCGCTCACGTCGGCCGCGAGCTGCACAGTCAGCGTACCGAGATTGAGCGCAGCTTCCGCCATGACTTACCGCTCCTTTGCCTTCCGCTCGATCTCCTCGTTGCGGATCTTGAAGAATGCCCACAGCTCCTCGAGGCCTTCGCGCGTCAACTTCTCGGCGACCTCATCGGGCAGCATGCCGAGCTCTACCGCGACGGCGATCACTCGGAGTCGGTCGCCGTCGCGTCGGAGTTTCCCTCGATGGCCTCGGCGTCGACTGCGATCGCCTTCTCGGCCGCAGTGGCCAGCCTGGCGAGCCAGGAATCGCTCGGAGCGTTGCGCAGCGCCTCGGCGTCGGCGGGCTCGAACACGCGCTCGTTCGTGCCTGGAACGAAGCAGCACTTGATGGCCGTCCAGATGCGCTTCTCGACCGGGAAGTGGTCGAGCTTCACCTCGCCGCCGGGCCGCGCAGGAGGAGTGACGCTGATTGCCTTCTTGCCAATCGCTTCCTCGTCCTTCATCGACGGCGCGCGAACCTCGACCTCGAGCGCGCGTCCGTTCACGTCGACATTGACGATCTCGCTCTTGCGCTTCGGCTGAGAGCCGAGCAGCAGATCACGCAATTCCTTGCGGTCCATCGTTCACCTCTAGGCGCACTAGCGCCAAGAAAAGAGAGCCTGTTCGCTACGCTTTCCACCAACGGCAGACGCGCAATCGCGCACAACTCCGGTTGCCTGGGCCGTCTTGCCGATCGCATCGGCAAGCGAGATCGCGGTCTTCTGGCTCTCGAGCAGGAACCATCCGCGCAACTTCTCGGAGCCGTCATTGACCTCGACGAAGATCGTGCTGCCGATCGTCTCGCCGAGCTTGAAACTGCCCGCTCCAGCATCGAGATCTTCGCTGTTTCCGTGAAGGTGCTCGAAGCTGATCGAACACTGATGGCGGCTATACAACTGCCTCTTCGACAGATCCCCAAAGTGAGAAACGTCTACCTTCTCTGGCGTCTGGTCGGTGTCTACTCCGCGCGCCTCGGCTACACTAAGCAGCGGAACGTATGCGCCAGAAACTGTCGCAGCGCCAACCGGCGTCGACTGGAACACGATGATCCCGTGAGCGTAGTCGACAGTGTAGGCAGACTCATCGACGTCAACGCCGCCATCCTTGACAGCGATTGCGGTCTCCGGGTCGAACGCCTGCTTCGCCGTGTTGCTGATCTGGTACGTCAGCTCATCGCCGAGATCGCTGAGCGGCTCGTCAGTCATGGCGACAGGCGTACCGCCAACCTTGATTGATGCCTGCCTACCAAGCAGCGCCATCGCTCACCTCGTTAGCTGTTGACGAACGTTGGGGCTGAGCCGCCAGCAATCTCGTAGTCGAACGCGAACGACTGCGCGTCAGGGCCCTGCTTGGCGCCGCGCTTCAAGTTGACAACGCAAAGCGCAGTGGTGTGGACACCAGACGACTCCTCTACGCGGACATACAGGCGCAGGAGTCCTTGAACCGCAGCGCGAACGAGGTTCTGCCCTGCATCGGTCTGCTCCCGAACGCCAGATGCAGAACCGCTGAACGAGTGCAGCGACGGTTGCTTGCGAGGTGCAGCATCACCCATGTGCGAAGTGTCTGCCGACTCGTATCCGGGATTGTCGTCAATCGTGTTGATGCCACCAACTTCGGTGAATGTCGTACCGTCAGATTCTGCAGAAACGTAGATCTTTGCGTCCTTGCCAAGCAGGGCCATTTGCAATCCTCCAGTGCTGCGAGGATCGCGCTTACCCTTCGACTATCTGGCGCAGCTCCACATTGATCGACCAGCGGTGTTGTCGCTTCGAATCGCGCGGCGGAAGATAGACCGGGCCAGCATCGCGCACGACGCACGACAGGAACCCGGACGCGCTCAGGTCGGCCCAATGGATCGCATCGAAACACGCACGGGCGAGCGCCTGCCCTCCCTCGTAGCCGTACTGGTCCGAGCGCACGAACACTTGGACGGTTCGCACGCGCCAGTCACCGTAGCCCCCGACAAACGCTGAGTTGATCGGTCCGCCCGTATCGAGCACGAACACGGACGATCGGGCGCCTTTCTCTTGGTGCGCAACCTCGGGCCCGAGGAACAGGCTCTCGCCGGATTTGAGGCCGCTCACGGTCGACAGGATCGACAGCACGGACGCGTCTGCCTCTGCCATCATCCCTCCGTTGGCCGCGTCGAATAGCGCGGACCGGGAAGCTGCTCGCCAGACGCCAAGGCACGCGCGGTGCGCTCTCTGATGCGTTGGGCGAACCCAGACGCACTCGCGTTGACCGACTGCTCAAACCATTTGTGGCCGTCGGATTCCGGCTCCTCGTGAACCTCTGCCGCATACTCGACGCCATAGCCAACCGTCACTGCGCAGTCTCGCGGCTCGGTCACGAACGCGCTGTTTGCCAGCCGTCCAGTCACGCGCGGAACCTCGGCCTGTGCTTTGTCTGCGATGTCAGCCCCGGCCTCATAGACCGCAACGTCGGCCGCGTCCTTGATGCGCTCGATCGACTTGTCGAGATTCTTCAGCAGATCTCCAAGTCCGCGCAGCTCGCTCACAGGATCACCCGGTAGCGATCGAGCACGGAGCGCACGAGCTCAGGCAGCGGAGACTCCGCGGCATAGTCAGGCAGCGAAACGTCCGAGCCAACTCGACGCCACAGCGAGCAAGCCGTGTCCAGGCACGCCTGCTCTAGATCGAATGGGAGCGTGCGGGGCAATTCTGCTGTCGCCTGCGCCGGAGTGACGTAGCCGCCCGCGAATGAGACGACGATCGTTCTCTGGCTGGTCCCCGGCCGCGGCTCGAGCGCAACGCCAGCCGGGACGCGATCATTGGTAGGCCAACCGCCGTCGCGCCAGACGAACCCGAGCGCGCTGTCCTCAAGCTCGTAGTCGTCCACTGCCGAGCCGTCCCATTCGACTGACTCGACGGAGATCACGGGCAGGCGCGTCAACACGAGCCGGTTCGTTCCACTCGGCACCAAGCGCTCGGAGGCAGTGTCCGAGTATGCGAACGCGCGTCCGCAGTAGCTCTCAATCAGATCGCTCGACACTGCGATCAGCCGCTCCCCGCGCGACTGCTGAGAGTCGTCGGAGAGCGACAGAGCGTCTTTGAGTGTCGCCCATGTCGTGAGCGCGTTTGCCGATAGAGCCACGGTCACCTCAACAGAAAGCCCGGGACGCAGTGCGCCCCGGGCTCGTTGCTACTCAGGCCCGGGGTTTAGACCGCGGGAACCACGTCAGCGCCGCCGAGGATCCAGACCGCGCGCCATGCACAGGTGTCAGTGCTGCTGGCGTTGAGGTCAGGGGTGATGATGTAGCGCCGATAGGCGTTGGCGCCGCTCAGGTCGGCGTCGACCTCCACGATGCCGGTCACGGTCCCGCCGCCTGCAGGGCCGGTCGCGGCGACGGTCGCGGCCTGATCGACCACGGCAGTCGAACGGGTCGAGCCGTCCGGCGAGTCCTCGTGCGAGATCGCGAACGAGAGCGTCTTGTCCTCGGTCAGCGTCGCGGTGTACGCGATCACGAGCACCGCCGACTGGTAGCCGACGCGCCCGAGATCCGCGCCGTTGACGGCGGTATTGTCGCCGGTCCCGGCCGCGGTCGCAGTGCCTCCGCCGACGTACTTGGGCTTGATCTGACTTCCGATATCCTTCGCGTTCTTCATTTCTTGAATCTCCGTGAGAGATGCCGGGCCGATCACTCGGCCCGGCTATCGGTCAGATTAGGCGCCCCAAGTGACGGTGCTCAGGTAGGCGAACGCCTCGGGGTGCGTCACGCCGAACCCGAACCGCCGCCACAGGCGAAGGACGGTCTGACGTGCGCTCGATGCGCTTTTGGCGACGCCGCCGCTCGTGTAGGTCGAGTCCTCCTCGATCTCCATCGCCATCTTCTCGGCGATGATCGCGTGCGAGAAGTTGCCGAAGTAGAACGCGGACGCGGCTCCGGTGGTCGAAAGCTGAGACGAGCTGACGAAGCGGTGGCCGTTGAGCGTGTTGTTGCCGCGCATCTCCTCACGCCAGCGCCGGTTGCCCTGCGCGTCCTGGAAGCCGCGCAGCCCCTTGTAGTGCCGCGGTGCGCCGATGTAGCCGCACATCGAGGGATCGATGTCGACGTTGTTCTGCTCGAGGAAGTAGATGAGCGCGTCGAGGTCGTCGATCGTCTTCTGGTACGTCGGGCTCGACTGCGCCGCCTGGCTGTTGCCAGCGAAGAGCTTGATGCCCTTGGGCTCGTACTCGCTTCCGCTGCCCTCGACGAGCGCGAGATCCTCACGCGCGGCGGCGCTGCGGACCATGATGTCGCGGACCATCATGTCTGCGTTGGCGACGTCGAGCAGCCAGTCCTTCCCGATGACGACCTCGGTCGACATGTAGTGCAGCGGGATGTTCTTGAGGCCGGTCCCGGGAGTCGAGTTCGTCGGACTCTGGGCCTCACCGAGGAACGCCGAGGTCGGCCGCGAGGTCAGTTCCGGGATCGAGAGCGAGTCACCGCGCGTCACGCGAAGCACGCTCGACTGAGGGATGAGCGACCGCACTACGGCCTTGGCGCCCAGCTCGGAAATGAACGTGTCCGCGAACTCCTCGGGCACGAAGGCGCCGCCGCTGGCGATGCTCGACTCGCCGAGCGCGCGCCGATAGCCGCGCTCGCGATCCATCGCGTCAGCCGTCTCGCCGAATCCGAGTTCCTTGGCCGCGTCCTCGTAGCCCATGCCTGGCGTCATGCGCGAGAGCGCGACGGACATCGCGACCCGAGCGATCCCGCGGCCTTCATCCTTGCCGGGCTCGATGGGCGCGCGCTGCCTGCGCTTTCCGAACTGCGCGATAGCCGGAGCGCCATCGATCGAACGAGACGCATCGGCGACCTGCGCGCCGAAGTTCGTCTGCGGAGCAATGCGCTCCATGATGCTGGCCATTCGCTCGACGCTCTTTTCGAGCGACGCGATACGATCGGCGCTGTTGTCGGTGGGCGCGGCGGCGGGGGCCGCAGCGGTCTTTTCAGCCTGCTCTGCCATTTGCTCCTCCGGTTTGGCCGCGTCCTGCGGCAAGGCGCGGCTACGCGCCGCAGAAATGAGTTCACAAGGCGTTTCGAGCTTCTGAGCGGACCTGAATCCGGCCTCGTCGTCTGCGCCTACAGGAACGATCGAAAGCTCGTGTGGCTCCCAATCGACTGCGAGGCGAATCGGAATGTCTCCGTCGGCACCATCTGTCTGCTCGAACTTGTGGACGCGATAGCCAACACTGATGTTCTGGAGAATCCCGTCCTTGACCTTGCGGAAAACCTTGTCAGCCTCGGGGTCGTCCTCGGCCTTTGCGAATCTGACGACTGCAACGCCTCGGTTCTTTTCTAGGCGAGCGGACTCGACAACGCCGAGCACATCACTGACCCGATACATCGAATGCGAATCGAGCAGCGGAGCGCCGTTGTTCAGACGTCCCATGCGAACGTGCTTAGGGTCGAGACTCAGCTCCTCCCAGAACTGGTCCCAATATCCGCGAAGCACTCGCGCTCCGCTCGTCCACACGAGTTCGACGGTGCGCTTTTCCTCGTCCACCGTGTCAGGCATGAACACGGCGCGACCGGTCAACATGGGAAGGTTTCGAACTGTTCGTTCCATGCGTTCGACTCTCGCGCTTACGGTTTGAGCTGGTGCATAAGCTCGAGACGAGCGGATGCAGTCCACGCAGGGTCGCCTGCGATTCGGCCCTTCGGAAGCTGCGTCTCCGTCGCAACTGCCGAGCCAGCGGTGAGCGGCTCATTGGCCCTCGGACCCGGCAGCATTCCTGCGACTCCGCGCAACTCGCCAGTGTCGAACGCTGGCGGGAACACGGCCATCGCACGGAGGGTGCGGTCGAGGTCATCAGGCACGGGAGACTTGAACGAGAGGAACCGGTCCTTGCGCCCGTACATCGGAATCAAGCGGAGCTGGAACTGCCCGCACAGAGTCTCCATGCGCGGCACGAGTAGCGATCGAGCGCTGAAATACTCGGCGGCTTCGATTGTCGTGCGGTTCGAATTCTCGATGATTCCGAGCTTCTCAGGCGGAAGCCCCCACGTCTGGTTGCAACGGTCGCGAATGGACCGCCGCAACTCGTTCAGTTCTTGGTCTTTGAACGTGTGGCCAATCTCGTGGACGGCCAGTTCTCCGCTCGCCCAGTGCGTTTGGTGCGCAGATTTCGGTCCGCGGTAGCGCGCTTCCCACTTCTCTCGGGCTGCCTCGACGTCCTCTTTCCGGGCGCCCTTCGCGCTGATGATGTAGTCCGGCACGCCGCCATTTTGGAACCACGCGCGAACGTATTGGGCCGCATACTCGTCTGTGTCCAGCTCGTCAACGAGCGAGGCCGCAACGCCTGAACCGCGGCCGAACGGGTCCATCGGGTCGAGGTCGCGAAGCCAGATTACGTTCTGTGATGGGATCTCAATCATCCCGCTCGCAGCACGCATACAGGTCTGGAACGTCGGTCGCTCGGCGGTCGGCGTGCTCGTAATCCAGTGCGGTGCGATTGGCGTCAGGCGAGACGGCCGGCCAGCGAACGTGTCTACGGCGATGAACGCCTCACCGGCTAGTTCGCGCCAAATCTGGATGAGCCTCCAAAACGAGAATGGTTCGATCTCGAGGTGCGGCGATCGCAACAGGTCGAGAATCGGGTCGTCGTGGATTTGCTTCCGGTCCGGGTGCCCGCGCGGCTTGTCGAACAACTCCCAGACCAGAGCGCTCGCGAAATCCTCGGAGATGCGCGCGACTGGCGCACGCAACGCAGGCATCGAAGAGTAGCCGCGTAGAAGCTCGGATGTGCCGCGCTTTGGTCGAGACCCTCGAGAGGAGACATAGGCAGACGCTCCGGTCGGAGTGACGCCGACCAGAGCCCGCCAAACACCGCGCGCCCATGCTCCAAATCCCATAAGCGCATCGTCGCGCTTACGGTTAGAACAAGTGGAAGCTGCCTTCGTTCGAGATCATCAACTCGGTCAGACCCCAGACAAGCGCGTCCATGCGGTCGGGCGACGAATAGCGGACGCCTGTCGAGCGCGATGCCCCGTCTGGCGTCCATGTGCACATCTGATCCTCGAGCGCGACCAGCGAAACGTCATCGTCGCCGCGCTTGAACTCGCGGAGATCGACTCCGCAATCGCGGACGTGGCGGACGCGGCCCTGCTCATAGAGCGCAACGACCGGTTCGGCGCGGGCGAACTTGCCTCGTGTCGCACTGACCGCCTGGAGCGGTAGGCTATCGTCCAGCGTTCGGAATACCTGGGCAACCATCTCGCCGCCGTGGTTCGACTCGTAGACGATACGGTCGGCCTTGAATGCCTCGTATGCACGAGCTGCGCGGCGAGCCCATGCGTCAGGACTCATGATTCCGCTCAGGTCGGCCAACACGTAACCCTCGCCGTCCTCGCCTATTCCCACGACGGCAATGCCGCACAATGCAGATCTGGCCTTGCTTGAGCCGGACGGGTCGACAGCAACGACGATGCGTTGCAGCTCGGGAGCCTTCTCGACGCGCCATGCCTCGAGCAGTGCGCGCGTCCAAAGCGCCCCCTCGAGCTCATCGACCAGCTCTCCGTCAAGTTCCTGCCGCCCGAGGCTCGTGCCCTCGTATTTGCGCATCAGGCGATCGGTGAACGCCTTGGGGAGATTGGCCGCATTCTCGCGCGTGCTTCCGATTGAAAGCGCCGTGTCGGTCGACTCGACTAGCTCGAGGATAATGCGGTTCTTGATCGGAGTGGTCGTGACCAACACGCGAGGGTGCGACCCGCCGCGCATGGTCATTTGCAGCATGTCCCACGCCTCTGGGTCGGACCACGCGCACACCTCGTCTGCCCATGCAACAGCATGCTCTGGACCGCGCAGGCGCCCAGGCTCGTCGGCCGTGTAGAGCGTCGTGACGTGACCATTGGGCCACGTCAGCGTCTGATCAGTGTGGTACCACCTCGGGTAAAACCAGGGCTTGGCCATGCGTAAGATTCCGGCTTTGCCCTTGAGCATTGTTCTGCGCGCGTCGGCACTTGTTGCGCCGACAACTGCACTGCGCTCATTAGGCAGCAACTCGGCTTGCTCGCACGACCAGTTCGCTCCGACCCACGTTTTTCCGCCCGCTCGGCCCATCATGTCGAGCCATACGGTCCAGTCGCCCGGAGGTGGGATTTGTCCGCCCCACACGCCATACCCAGGCGCCTTGCGTAGCCACGACGGCTGCTCGCGAGGAATGCATGGGCGCGCGAGCAGGCGCCACGAGTAGCGCAGGCGCAGGCGGTCCTCTGGCGACAGCATGTCGTGCAGGGCTTGCGGGCCAACGGCAGCGATGGCCGCTTGCAGCCTAGGATCCATTAGCCGCCCGCTGGAAGATCTCGAGCAAAGCGCGGTCAGAGCCGGGCTCGATGATCTTCTTCTCGACCTGGAGTTTTGGCGGCTTCCCCCACGCGAAACTCATCAACTGTTCGGCCGCACGCTGGCGGGCCTGTAGCGGTGCATCGGAATCGGACACAATCTCGCGCCATAGGGCGATGCACTCCGAGGTCGCCAGCCGAGCGGCCCCCTGCATGTCTGCGCTCGACCGAATGCGCTTTCGCTTTCGCGCCTTCTGCTTCGGCTTGGCACGCTTCTTACCGAGTGCTCGGATGGCGGCACAAACGGCCGCATGAGAGGCAGCAGATAGTGATTTCGTGGTGCCCAAGAGCCACTTTGAGAGCGTTGACGGATCGACTTGCGAAAGGCGCGCCAACTCCTCTTGGCTCTCTCCGCTCTCGTTGAGCCAGGCCCGAACGTCGTCGCGATCCACTATTCACCTCGGGATTTTGCACGCTTGCGCGGGGCGGCACCGCCGTCGAGGGGTCTACGAACAGGAGCACCACCCCGGGTCCTTGGCACCCACCCACTCCCGCCGCAGCACTCACACGTGGCCTTCTCGATCACTCCAGCCTCGACCAGATGCCGCAACCCCTGCGCGCACTCCCCGCTGGCACAGTGTGTGCCGGGTCCGCGCGCCCCTGTCTGAGCAGCCACACAGGCAGCCGGCGTCAGCGTGCAGCCGTATCGCTGACATAGAAAACCGCGGCTGCGCAGCCACCTCGACGGGTCGACCGAGACTGTCAGCAGAGCCAGTTGCCTCACCCGCGCCCCCCTCTCGACTGCGACCACCCTAGCGGACGCCCGCCAGGCTGCTCGACGTACCACTCAGACCAGTCGGACCACCTCAGCCGCCACCCTGTCAGGTCGCGGACCGGCACGCGCTGCAGCGCTGGATTGCCCTGCATGCGCATCCCTTCGCCTGAGCTGCGATCGACCCAGCCGCGCTCGCCATCCACATCGAGCATGAGGCAATGCGCTGAGATGCGAACTACGGTCGCACTGATCTTCATGCGCCTGGCGTACCTGTGCGGTCTGCGCTCGAGCACGATGCGCCTCATCGCGCCCCCAAGATCGCGCGAATGCGCTTCCGCAGCGTCAGCGCACGGTTCGGGCGCCACTCGCCCCTGGTGAGCTCATCGTACTCAGCCCACATCTCGCGGAGGTGCTGCAAGTCCTCGACGCTGAGCCCGCAAATTCGCGCGCAATCGGCCCGCCCCGCGATTCCAGCGGTCTGGGTGGCACCTGCAGTCGTCTTGAGTGCTCGCGCGCGTCCTGCGGCCTTCTGGGCACTCATGCCGCACCTCCCTGCTCGGCCTGCTCCATCAGCCGCGCGTTCTGGCTTGCGATCACCATGCCAGCCAGCATCACACGGTCTGTGGCGTCCTCGGCTCGGATCGCCCGCGTCACTGCCTCGGCGCGGTCGGTCACGAGCTTGCGGCAGGCGTCGACCAGACTCTCGTCTCCATCCGCCCCGATGGCCTCGTGCGCGAGTTCGATCGTGCGCCAGTAGCACTCGGCGCGCTCGGTGGCCGCCTTGGCCTGCAGCTGCGTCTGCTCCAGCCGCTGCCGCGTCAGCGCAAGCCGCTGCCGGTACTGCTCGACCTCGTCGCCCTCGCCTGGGCCGCTCACGGCGAGCTCCAGCCGCTCGAGCTCGACGTAGGGCGCGCTGCCTGCGCTCCCGAGGATCTGCAGCGTCCGCCCGTCGCACGTCGCCGACAGGTGAGTGAGTCCGCGCTCCATGGCTCGTCGAAGCAACTCGTCAATTGCGATCATTGGTCACCTCCGTTTGCCTTCTGTTCGAGATCCCACCAGCGCTTGAGCAGCACGCGCAGATCGTCCAGGTACATCGCCGCCACGACGCGCTTTCCGGTGTCGCGGCAGACGGCCAGCGGCATCGGTGCCGCTTCGAACGCGGCGTACTGCGCGTCAATGGCCTCGCGCGCCTGCTCGAGCGCGGCCCGAGCGTTGACTCGCTGCTGCGTCTTGACCTCGACCCACAGCGGCACGCCGGGTGGAAGCTCGACGTCGGGGCACTCTGAGCCGGAGCGCGACTGCGATAGCCCGCGCTTCACCGCGGCGCCGAACACCTCGGCGAGCTCGGCGACCGTCTGCCGCTCACCGCGCTTGCCTTTCTCTCTCGATGCGCGGCCGCTCATACCGACCTCCCGCGAAGCGAATCGCCACCACACGCGACCCGAAGCCCATCGCTCTCGAGGCGATCCATCACGCGCGCCCCGTAGCGCTCAATGAAAGCCGCGCGGTCGAGGTTGCTGGTGATGATCGTCCGCAGTCGGCCCGCGTACCGAGCATCGATGAGCATGTCGAGTTGCTGTGCCCAGATGCCTGCGTTGTCCATCCGCTCCACCCCGAGGTCATCGAGGATGAGCAGCGACACGTCGCGGACCCGTGCCCACTGGCCCTTGCCCTCCTCGGCGTATGGCGACGTCGAGGCGAGCTCGGCAGCGCGAACGAAGAGACCCTCGCGCGAGGAGTACGACCACGACGTGAGGATCGAGCCGTCGTCGGCGTAGAAGTAGGTTCCGCGCCGAGCCATCCGCAGCACCTGGCAGGCGGCCAGCGTCTTGCCGGTGCCGACCCCGCCGTCGAGCGAGCAGAAGGTCAGCCCCGAGCGCAGCCACTGCCGCACGCCGAGGATTGCCGCCGTCTCGCGCAGCCCGCCAGTCGAGATCGATTCGACCACGCGCCGCGGTGCGCCGCACTGCTGCAGGTGCTCTGCGAGCCGCCGCTCCTGCGCCGCCTCGTGCGCGGCCTTGCGCTGCTCGCCAGTCAGCTCCGGCTCCTCGTCAAAACAGGTCACCTTCACGCTTGCCGCTATCCGGTCCATCGAGGTTCCTCGCAAATGCCGGGCTCTCGCTCCATCCACCCGTCGGGTCCGCATCCCACCGCCGCTGCAGTTCGTTTGGGTCTGGCCTACTGGCCTTGGCCGCGGCCGCACGCTGCGGAGAGTCCTGGGCGCGGCCGAGCCACGCGACGAGGAAGCGCGGCATCCCGCGTGCGGTCTTGCGCTTGGCGGGGTTGGCGTTGAGCCACGCGCCCGCCTTGCGGAGCTCGGCGAGCACGTCGACGGCCGGGAAGGCAGTGCGCCACTCGGCGACCTGCGCTTCGGTCGGCGAGAACTCGTGAGCCCCATCGCCGACGCATGGGAGCGGCGCGATGCCTGCCGCCGGCGGCGAGTCGGTACGACTCGGCGCAAGAGTCTTTATCTTCTCTACCTCTCTCTCTACCTCTACCTCTATGGGCGGAGAAAGCGCGGAGTCTCCGCGCGATTTCCGCGGAATCTCCGCGGAATCTCCGCGGAGAATGGAACCCGACGATTGGTAGGCTGTTCGCTTACGCGCCCGTTCTTTCTCAGCTTTTTCGATCAGGCGCCCTGCGTGGTCTTTCCAGTCGTGGACGCGGAGCCCGTCTTCCGTCCTGTCGAGCCAGCCAGTTTTCAGCAGCGCGTCGACAAGCGTGCCGGAGGGTCCGCGCCATCCGCTCGCCTTCTCCGCGGAGATCTCCGCGGAATCTCCGCGGAGAATCCCATCCGAAACGAGCCGACCGCAGAACGCCCAGAGGCGCACGAGGTACGCCTCAACGCGCTCCTCGCCGAGTTCCAACTCAAGCGCGGCGACCTTCGGGTGGTCGGCGAGATCGACCGAGACTGCGATCCAGTCCATGCGCCCAGCCATCTACCTCTGCTCCTTCCTGCGCTGCTCGAGCACCTCGTCAGCGCACCGCGCGCAGAGCCTCCGCGGGCGCTTCCAGCCATCCCTCTGGTCCGGGACGAACTCGCGTGCTGGGACGGCGCCGCAGCGCTCGCATTGCGGAGTCATCGCGCCACCTCGTCGGCCTTGCGCTCATCGAGCGGAGTCGTAGCGAGCACGCGCAAGCGCCCGCCGGACTGGCCCCAGACGAACCAGGCGTACTCGCACGAGTCGGCCTTCCCGCCGACGAACTTGGGCCGATCCGGCAGCACGTAGACGTCTGGAGGGTCGGACCGCATCATGTCCGCGCGCTTCTCGCTCGCGAGGTAGTTGATCCGCAGCAGCATCACCGTAACGTCGGAGATCGCCCGGCACTTCGCGATGAACTCGCCGGCGATGCTGTACGGCGGGTTGGTGATCGCCACGTCATATCGACGCCTGTACGCGGCCCACTCGAGGAAGTCGGCGCGGCAGAAATCGACTCCGCGCAGCCTCAGCGAGTGATCGTGCTCTCCGCGCACGTCGACCGCGTCCCACGTTGGCTCCATCGGCATGTCGCCGAAGTGCACGTCCACCGCGTGAATGATCGCGCCGTCTCCGCACGCAGGCTCGAGCCACAGACCCACTGGCAGATCGACAGCCTCGAGGAGCCGCCGCACGCACCATGCTGGCGTCGGGTAGTTGTCGAGCGGCACTCGCTTGGCGCCTCGGCACGTGCTGCTCATGACGCGGTCCCAAGCTCTGCTCCGTAGCAGCTGCGCCGGCAGTACCGCTCGATGTCGCGCCGCTGCCTGGGTGGCGGATCGAGCGGCATCGGTGGCATCCGATCCGCATCCTCGATGCCCATGTAGAGCCTGACAGCGTAGGTCCACGCCTCCTCTGGAGTGCGCACCGAGTACGGGTCCGCGCATTCGTCGCGCCACGCCTCCTCGGTGCGCTCTTGGGCGCGATAGACTGGCGTCGAGGCGACCACTCGAGAGCAACTGCGATCTGTCGCGCGCCTGTCGGCCTCATCGAAAATGGCTCGCATCTCTACCGGAGAGACGAACCAGCCGACCTGAGCGGAGATGCGATGATTCGTCGGAGGCGGGACGTGCTTGCCGATCCCGAGATCGACGCAGATCCGGCCGTAGTGGCTGCTGTGCTGGCCGAGGTGGATCGTGCGCTCAGTCGAGGTTGAGCCGGCGATCTCGCGCTCGATCTGCGCCCTCCATTCTCCGGGCTTGGCGCGCTTGACCTGCTCTGTGCGCAGTGCGTTGAGGCGCTCTAGCTCGTCCGCGCTCACGAACGTTCCGATCCTGTTCGTGCCGTTCGCGCGCTTGCCCCACGCGCGCCGCTCGCCGATGCCGTTGAGCTTTGCCAGGTTGACGAGCTTCGGATTGCTGATGCGTAATTCGCGCTTCACCACGCACCCCCTGCAGCCAAAATTGCGAGCGCCGGGATGGCGCTCACTGCGAGCAGCGCGACCGATGCGCGCAGGAATTCGAAGCGGGTCATTGCGCCTCCCCTCCATCAGCGATCAGCCGCGCAAACTCGGCAGCCTCGTCGGCTAGGTGTTTCGCCAACTGGACGCGCGCCGTGCTGCGCTTGACGACCGCGGCGAACACGCCGATCGCCTCGAAAACAAGCGAGAGTGCGTGCTGCTCGCGCGGGACCACGCCATCGCCTCGACATTGAGGCAGGCGGTCACGGACTCGATGCAGGGCCGATTGCGCGGTGCGGACGCCGAGATTGATGCGCGAGAGGTCTAGGTCGGTCATTTCGCACCGGCCTTCTCAACGCGAATGGAGCGCACATCGAACCGCTTCATTCGGTCAATCTGCTTGACGAGCGATGCCAACTTGCGCTCAGTCATTTTTCTGACTTCCGCATAGGCATCTTCAAGCGTTTCGTGCCAGTGCGGCTTGCCAACAAACATCGGATATGACTTTTCCCTGTATGACAGGTAAACCACATCGACAATCTCTGCGCACGAAGACGGAATCTCCACGATCCCTCTAGTCAGCGCCCATTTCGTGACGTAGTACGAACCGCTGGTCGTCATCGCGCACCCCCAGCCTCGAGCGCGGCCCGCATCCGCTCGACGCCAGCCGGTGTGTAGCGGTAGGCCTGGACCTGCTTCGTGTAGCTGGCGTTCGAGATCTCGTTGAGCGTCACGAGGCACGCGCTCGAGTCGTCCTTGAGCCCAAGCGCATTGGCGAGCCGTCCGACGCGGTTCGCGCTGCAGCCGAGCACCTCCGCCGCCTCAGTCGCCGAGTAGGTGCGCGCCTGGAGTTGCGGCATGAGCGGCGCGAGATCGCGCCCAGTGAGCAGCTCGGCGGCCTTCAGCATCCGCACGGCCTGCGCCTCGGGACTCACGCCGAGCAGTGCCCCGGACCGCTCGACGGCCCATGCGAGGAAGCCGCCGCTGTCCAGCTTCGGCAGCGTCGGAATCGTCGGCGGCACAGGCTCACGAGCGAGCACGCCTGCGCGGTCCTCGTATCGACCAGTGCGGCGGATGGTCGGGAGGACCTCGTGCGTGATCCAGCGCTTGAACGCCTTGGCCTCGGGTTTGCGGCTGCCGAGCACGAGCGAGTAAAGGCCGGACTCGGTGACGACGGACATGGTCTGCTCGCCGCCAGGGGTGCGGATTGAATCCGTACCCTTCTCGTCGTCGTCAAGGCGGCGCAGTGCCGACTCGGTATCACCAATCTCGAGTGCCCGGCACACGTCGGCAGCCACGAACAGCGGCTCGTCAGGCGTGCCAACGACGCGAACGGCGGCGCCCTCGTAGTCGAAGACTTGGAGCGCGCTCATCGTCTGCCTCCCTTCTTTGCAGGCACAAGGATCGCGTCGAGCGAGAGCCCGGTGATGCGCTTGAGCGCCTCGGCGGCCTCGACGGAGAAGTGCCGCCGCTTGCCTCCCAGCACGCGCGACACGGTTGATGGTGGGATGCCCGCCTTGATGGCGAGCTGCCTCTGGCTGAGGTTGTTCTCCTGCAGCCACTGTCCGATTGGGTGCGCTGTTGCCATGCGCGCATTGTGCTGAATTACCAAAGCCAAAGTCAACTGTGGCAAATCGGCCACATGGGTTCTTCTTGACACCCGTTGCCGCGATGGCAACATCAAGCACGACTGATGCTGCTGAATGGCAGTCGTTATCGGATCTTGGAGGACAGATTGAAGAGCTACAGAGGCGAGGACATCGGCAGGCGAATCGACAGCGCGATCGAGCAGGCAGGTAAGAGCCGACTCGCTACGTCAAAGGCTGCAGGCATCGAGCCGAGCCGACTCGCGCGCATCTGCCATGGCCAGCGGTCGATCACTCAGGACGAGATCGACGCTCTGGCTCGCGCCATCGGAGTCTCTGCATCTGCGCTGACTGGAGAGGCCGAAAATCGACAGCCTGTGGTAAATCGCACGATCACTGGCAGTGCTGCTGTGGCATCATCATCCCGACTCGACACGTCACGCCGAGCGTTCATCGAGAGGCACAGGGATGAGCTTTCGCCAGCAGAGCAACGGTTCCTCGAGAAGGTCCGCTTCCTCATCGAAGACGACCCAACTTTCCTCCCAGAAGAAGACGCTTGGTGGTGGGCAGTCGTCGACTCCTACCGTCGACGCGCAGCTGCTGTGCGAGGCGGAGGATCTGGCGAAGGCGCTCCATAAGAAGACGCGGCTGCGTCCTGGCGCTCCAGCAACAGAAATCGCGCAGGCGCTTGGGTACACCGTCTTCCGCGATCCGCAGATCGCCGGAGGCGCCCGCGGCTACAGCGCCGAGTCGGTCATCTACCTGCGCCCAGAGCGGTACAGGCCGCGCGAGGAGTTCGCCTGCGGCCATGAGATCGGCGAGTTGACCATCGACGACTCTGTGCCCAACGACACGCGCGAGATCATGTGCCAGCGCATCGCGTCTGCCCTGCTGCTGCCGGCGCGCGCGTACCTGCGAAGCGCGGCGCTGTGCGGCTACGAGCTGCCAGCGCTAAGACGCAAGTGGCCTCACGCGAGCTATCAGGTGTTGGGCGTCCGCCTGGCCGAGTTGCTGCCTGGAGTCGTTGCGGCTGCCTGGGTTGACTGCGAGCCGCACAGAGGGCGCTCGCTCGGCTCTGCTGCTGTTGCCGACCTCACCGATCTCGAGCGGCAGGCAGTCCAGCGCGCCTATATGAAGACAGGCCGCGGAATCGCCGCGAGCCGAGACATGGTGGCGGTTGCGTGGCGCCTCACCGGCCCAGGCAAGCGCGCTATCAGCATCACCATCCCTCGCTAACGACTCGGAGCGCGGTCGGTATCCATCGATCGCGCTCTTTTTGCGTCCGCTGCTTTGCTGTTTTGCCATCACCACTGTTGACCTGTGCTCGATGCTGTGTCACTCTGCCATCGTTGTTGAGCGAGACGGCGCGAGCAGATGGTGGGGTCCGATGGGCCAAGGTGGACGGTAGCAACCGGTGACGATAGGCCGGGTCGCGCTGAGCCGAACGAAGCGAAGCGAGCAGGTCAATCCGACAGGTCAACCATGGTGCGCGCCGGGCTTCCGTTCGGCGCGAGCGGGAGAGGTGCATGTCCAGCAAGGCCAAAAAGGACGCAATCAAGGCAGAGGCGCGGCAGTGCATCAAGCGCGGCGATTGGAATCACGACGGTGCGCTCGGAAACTGCATCTCGAAGCTCCTGCGGTGTGCCAATCGAAACTACATGCGCTGGTTGGAGCGCCGCGACGAACGCATGCGCAGATCCATCAAGCGTCGCGCCGAAGACAGGCAGGCCGAAATCCAGGCGATGGCGAGCTAGGAGGCCTCAATGCTCTGGCGCGGATGCGTTGTGCTGCGAAGCGGCAAGGTGGTCCCAGGAAGCGTTCTCCACGGCGTTCCGCTTGCCGATAGCTACTGCGGCCTAACGTTCGATGAGCACGCCGAGGCCGAAGAGAAGCTTGTCGAACGCGCATCCGAGGTCATCGTGAGGACGCATAGGTGCGGCGACCTCGAGATGAACATGACGCAGGCCGATTGGGATGCGCTGCGGTTCGATGGAGTGCGCGGCTATCGCTCTGCTCGCATCAGCGTCGTAACGGAATACCGGACGTGCCTCGAGTGCGGTTCGACGATGGGCAAAACGACGATGAGGAGGGTTGCCTAATGCTCGACCGCGATCTGAACCCTGAAGAGGAAGAGCTGATCGAGTGCAACGACTGCGGAAAGCTCACCGACGTAGCAGAGGAGCGCAACGGCGTGTGGCTCTGCGAGGACTGCTGCGAGCACGGGCCGCGCCCATGCGAGTGCGGAGAGTGGCACGGCGGAAGCGGAGAGCTGTGCGAGCTGTGCGAGGCCGAGATCGAGCCGAAGAAGGAGACTGCGTGATGCCGTGCGTCAGTTGTG